ATCTTCAGCTTTATCAAGGAGTTTGTTAATATTTGGTTGTCCAAAAGATGGTTGTACAAAACTCAATGCTTGTTCAGGTGTAGGAATAGATGGTTTATTATTAACTATGTCAGCAACAGATTCAATACTTGGAAGTTGATTAGCTGCTTGTGCAGCACCACCTCTTGCAAGAAAATAATAATCAGATACTGCAAGATTGGGTGGTTCTTCCCAAGGAAATATATTTGCCTTTACATTTTTAAAATTCAGTGCCTTACTTAAATTTCCTTGAATACCTGCTAACTTCTTCATTAATCCATCCATACTTTTAGATTTCTTTGAAGTAGCTGCAGCACCATCTCCCTGATCATTAATAGATGTAACAGTAAAACTGGCATCAAATCCACCACCTACAATTTTTAAGACATCCCCATCCTTATAGTTGCCACCAGGTTTTACAACCTTAATACCATCAGGGTCAATAGATCCTTCTACCTTATCAAGAGTAAACTTAGCATCAAAATTACCATTTTGAATAGTAAGTTCATCACCAACTACATATCCTGTTCCTGTTGTATGAACAAAAAGATTACTAATAGATCCTCCTGCTACTTGATAATTAACTTTCATACCCGTTCCTGTTCCACCATTACAAGCAACACCATTTTGATTAGTTGTATATCCAGTTCCCTGTGATATCCATGTAAAATGTTGTGCAGAAGGATCACCATATCCAGCAAGACCACCAGTAGAAACAGTAATATCAACTAGAGCTCCAGATCCTGGTGATGTAGTAATCCCTGCTCTAAGATTTTTAAAGAATGATGTTTCAACTCTTTGAGCAGTTATGTATAAAGTCCCACCTCTAACTTGATCTAAAACTTCTTCGTCTGTTATACCAACAATAGCACCTGGAAGCAATGAACTCTTATCTTCTTGTTGTATTGGTTCACCTGCTATTATATTTTGCATGTCACCAATAAATGTATTCATGTTTTCAATGACAGCTTGATTTGCTTTGTTTATCAAATCTTGATTTGCATATATTATTTTTCCAACTACATCCTCTGCATAACACATAGGAACACTAGGAGTGGTTAATTTATCTTTAGTATTAAGCGATAGGTTTGCTATACCATCACTATTAGCATTGTTCAAAAGATTATTTTCAAATTCTTCAACAGTTGGTGGTTGTATTAATGGTGGAGGTAATGGTTCTTCTTGATAATATGGCATGTCTCCTTGTCCTTCTATAGCAGGACTGATCCAAGGGTCTTCTTTTGTTCCGCTACCACTAACAACACCTCTTGGTCTAGTCTTACCTACAGTTCTCTTAGTTGGAAAAGGAATATTTGAATTAATAAACCCAGAAACATTGCCATTATTTAAGTTTAATCTACCACCAATGGTTGAACCAATATTTGGAAGAGGAAGATTTATATCAAGATCTATATCAAGTGCTTTTGATTTTGCTCTATCTAATAATCCATTTACATTTAATGAAGAACTTAATATAGGACCAATCATATCACCAAGGCCATTCCCAATCTCAAGATACATTTTCTGAGTTGTTTGTCCTGTCAAATCCTTCATATCTGCAAACATAAATCTCATACTTGATGGCATTGCAGAAACTGCAGATGTTAATTCAACATTAGTTGTTTTGTTAACATACTCCATCATCTTAGTGGTGATGACTCTCATATGTTTTGACATCTCATTTGAAGATCTTTTTATCTCAAGATCTAATTTAATTTTAGGATTTTTTTGAGAAGCTGCATCAATATATCCATCTACCTGTATAGATTTTTGATACTTATCAATCTTATTTGCCAAATTATCAATTATAGTTTGAATAGCACTCATTGATGAATTAACTGGATCATGACATTTAGAAAGAACTATTTTTTCTCTATACTTATCTTCACGTTGTGTTTGTCCTGCATTTAATCTATGAGGAGCATCAGCACTTTCTAATGTAGCACCTGGTGATGGAGGAGTATTTGGTGCATTTGCAATCTTAAGTCTATTTCTTAATGCCTGATGAACTTTACTCTTAACAAATACTTCACTTGCGGCCGCATTTAATCCCAACTCATTTGATAATTGTTGAGCATCTGCAATATCTTTTAGTTGTTGTATCGTAGCAGGTACATCATTCTTTAATCCAAACTGATTTAAAGCACCTTTTGCTAAAGAATCTAAGGTTGCAGCATCTTGTTCTTGAGATTTTGATTTTGGTTTAGATGTTACCTGATCATATTTTGGAACAACTTCTTTAGTTCTATATGTCTTTGGTACTTTTCCTTCTGCATATCCACTGGTAGGTGCAAAATTAGAATCCGTTTCACCTGTCTTTTGTTTTAATACTGTAGGAGCATTATGACCTAGAACACCAGTAATGATAGGTACTTGCTGTTCAGGGCCGTCTTGAAAGTATCCATAAACAAACATCCCCTGACGGAGATTAGGGGTCATGGATGCTCCTGCCTGACCTCCACCAGCAGTAATGGGATAAGATACCTGAGCCCAAGGAAGTTGATCAGAACTAATTGATTCCTCTTCCTTATCATGGATACCCATGATTCTTACTTTATATCTTCTACCCCATCCCTTACTCGTATCTTTATTCTCAAACTTACCACTTTCTATGTTATCTCTCCACCCAGAATCATCGGCAATTTGACCTTGCCACATGAATCCCTGACCAAATACCTCTGGATTAAATAAACCTGAATCTGCTACCATTAATCGTCATATACTTTACACTCATCCGCATCAGGATGATTATCACAATAAACTTCTAAATGACTATCTTCATGTCTTGTATGATAATCATTAATTTTAGCATCATTAGGATCTACTTCATCATCCTTATGATACACATCATAATCAGCATGAACATTCTCTAAGTCTTCCTTAGTATATTCATGCATACCATGATTAGTATGCTCCTTACCATCTTTAGGGTCAATGTAGACCTCATGTTCTAAATCGTGTTTAATAGTCATAGTTTTTTAACCTTTTAATGGTGTACCTTGTCTACCAAAAGAGTCTCTTACTAAATTGCACTTTGTATATGTTCCATCAACTGAAACATAGTGACAAAGATCAGTTATAATATATAGACCACCAGTTCGCTTGTTTACTTCACCTTTCTTTTCTGCAGTTACAGCTGGTGCATCTACAAAAATTGCATCTCCTGCATGAAGTGAAAAATCTCCTGGTAATGTGACTGTAACTTTGGAAGCATAGAATTGATTATATCTCCTTATCGACTGATTGACAATCTGAGACTGAACAAAATTAGGATCCTGTGACTTATTCAATTGTTCTTGATCATTACCTAATCCAGATCCTGTAGGAAGAGTTCCTGTATCATTAACATAATAAGTAGTACGACTGTATTCTTTATCTAAACCTTTTCTATCAAATACAGGATTTAATACAGGAAGTTCCTCACCACCCGTTGTTAAATTTTTTTCAGATCCTTCATCCTCTGGAGTTGACGTACCAGATACCCTAGTAGCATCATCCTTTACTGTTCTAGTTGTAATTTTGTATTCACAACTATATGGATCAAAAGTAATTATCTTTGTAGAATAAGCACCCATCGTATACTTATTCTTAATATTTGTAGCATTATCTTCTGAATATTGAAGTGCTTTCATATCATACTCTGGAGGAAGAGCAGCACCTTTACTATCAGGAGTATTGTCATATAGAACAGACATTTTAATTGGATTTTTTTCAGAATCCATTAAGGTGTCAATAGATTTAAATTTGAATCCCTCCGAAGTTTCCCAAAAGAAAAATCCTGCACTCTTTCCAAGCTTACCTGATGGCACAGACTTCTTAGATAATGCATTGAGAGTAAAGAAAGGTTTTCTATTATTACCACAAAAATTATAATTATTATCAGTGTCTTCTATATCAATTTTCTTTTCAGTAGAAAAATACTCTGGAATGTCTCGAACAATTTTTTTAATATGATCAGATATTTTACCGTCAAACCTAGTGTTAACTCTTATTTTTTCATTCAAAAGAAATTCTTTGGATACACATTCTATATTACAGGTATTCACTGTAGATGTTTCAGTTAGTGGAGTAACCTTATTAATATAAAGTTCCAAATCAAGT